TATTTGCGTAAGATAGAAGAGAGGAGAAAAGATTTAGAAAAGAATCGAGGTGTGAGTTACTTCGAACCGTCCAGCAAATTGAGAAAAACACTAAGAAAACAAGTGATTTCGGAAAGGGTAACAAGACTCTGCCCGGGAAAGACCATTGGCATTTTTGGCAAAAGGAAATCGGACGAACGATAGGCAGCGCTCGGAAGGGTCGTGACCACAACGAGGCCTCCGTACGAAGTGAGAAAACGTGCCCTGTAATCGGAACGGAAACTTTCGGAAGTATAATACAGGGCTTCGAATATCTGAGACTGCTTATGCTCGTTATAAGACAGTTCAGAGCGATGAAGCAAACCAAAATGACGCATATACGACGATTGATGCGCCGACGAAAGATACGAAGCGCCGATCGAGTGCGAAATGTTACTATTGTAACCTAGAGAACAAAGAAATTCCACGACATGCAACCTGTGCAAAGCATCACCGCACCAGGCGTTCTTTATCAACTGCGGGGTCATTGTCGATTGGCAGACATGATAAGAGATAGATTTCCGTTTGATTAACTTCTGGCAAGAAGGACAATTAACAGACATATTTAATCAAACAATGGCACCATGTGTGAGTTACTGGTGCACGCTAATCATGTTGGGGTTAGTCTTTTTCCAAAGATTCCCCGCCTGCCTATCAAAGTACTGTATCAAAGGACCATCGGAATTCTTGTATATGCTATCATATTGGACATAGCATACAGAGTCATAAAACTGTTCCTCACCAATATGGGAGAAACTTTTAATCACGTTGTACATGGCCAGCATTTCTTCGTAATTAGAACCCTGGTTCTCGTACATTTGAACGTTCGCTGCGAGGTAAGAGCCGAAAAAGAAGTTATCCTCGAAATGCTTCACGAAATCTCTCAAAGATTGCTGATACATGCAAAAATGCGAGTAGGAGGTGAAGTGGTGCGAAAGCAACTTGTGTAGCTTCCTAGGTATCGAATCGACAAAAAGATCTTTTACTATGACAAAACCACAGAACTCGGCCTCGTCGGATATTTCGACCTTCATCCTAAGGCACGTGAACTGCGACACTTCGGCGTATCTCTCGCGATTCAAGACTAGATTGCATTGCCTCTTGAATCCATCGTCACCTTTCATAGCCAGCATGAAAGGACCATCGCCTCTGAGGAAATAATTAGAGAGGCAACCGGATATGATGGTGTTCATAAGAAGGGTCATGGGCTCTCCGGAGGTCTTTTCGTATCTAGAGGTGCCAGCAACGGACTCACCAATGATCTTGTAGTTCGTTCGGAAGTTGTAGTAATGGTCTATAAACTCCGAGGAAAAACCTATCCTGTCCATAAAGACTCTCTCTATGTGCTGCGTGAAGAGGTCCTGCTGCGAATCGAACATCGTGAAATCCGTTATCCCGTTTTTCGAGGTCTTCGGCAACGTCGTCATAAGGGAAGTGACGCGCTCCTTCATCTCCTCGACGGACATTCGATTGTCGTATATAACATTCTGCTTAGTACACTTGCAGAGGAGATAGTTAGCGAGACGCGCGCCGATACCGAACATGACTTGGGCGTCCTTGGACCAGGCAGAAATGCCTTGACCAGGTTTTTGCGGATCAGCAATCGAGGAGATCTTCGGTTTGAAAATGTCTTTCAAATGGAACCTTATGGTCTTCGCATCGAAGTTGTCGAAACCTTTGAAAGAATTCTCGTACTTCTTTTGAGCAGCGGAAACGAGGAATTCACCGGAAACAACGGCTATATCTTCTTCAGAGATTCTAACCTCGGACATGCACTCAGAGAAAAAGGAGTCGACTATTTTCTCTGCAAGAATCTCAGCGTTCCTATCAAAGGGTCGCAAGGCTTTAGGTTTCTTGTTGAAGTATCTAGCGCCCATTACCTGAAGAAGTTGAGGTAGCGATTTTTTGTTGAAAACATTACCGGTACCAGGCATTATCTGAAAGAACTTGGAAAGGGTCGTCTTCGGCCTGTGCTTCACAGACAAAGGGTTCAGAAAATCCGGCGAGACGACACCAGTGTAATAATCGTCCTCTATTTCGGTGGAACCAACGTTATTATGGTAATCAATCAACTCCTCGCTAGCCACAGAGGGCATAAGTTCCTTGGCGAGTAAGTGAGAATCTTTTGGGGATTGTTCCACGGGTTGTTTGAGAGACGTCTCTGGCGCGGGCTTCAACTTCGTGAGGAGGGTCGGAAGCGTCGGAAGGTAATGTGTCATGTACTCTATGTATTCCGGCCCGCCGGAGAAACCCTCGTGTAATGCGTTTACGTAATACTCGTAAGAGGGTAGAACGGAAGTGTGGTTTGGATCGTAAGAATAGAAAGGAAAATGAACCGAGAATCTGAAGTTCTTAAACCTCATCAAGAGGACCAAGAACACAACGTAGGGCCTAGAAAGGAAATCGCAGAAATGATCGTTACCGAAAGGCCAAATCAATGGCATGACCAAGATGGCGGAGAGGAAAATAACGAGAAGTTTCTTCGAGTACCCAAGACCTTCCATGGAGAAAATCCTGGTCAAATAGATCATCTTTGCGGAGAAATAAGGGAAAACCAGGAAGCCAGAAAACCCGGTCGAAGAAAGTAAGGCCGGTATGAACGGAACCGAGTAGTGAAGCAGTTTTGTGTGACCGGAAAGGAGAAAAGAGTAAATGAGATGAAAGAAAAGAATGTGAATGTCCGAGTTAGGACCTAACCCAGCAAGGACGACGTAAGCCGTTTTCATCATCAACAAACGACAAGTGAGGAAAACCATTCTCAGAGCCAGCTCCGAAAAGAAAGTACGACCACTCAAGGCGGAAGCGAAATCGCAAACCACGTACGAAAGGAAGTAAGACAGGAAAACGCGAGAGGTAAAAATCAAATAGAAACCCGAACGAACAGAGTAGAAAATGTTCAATCTATCCCTGGAGAAGAAGGCGGTTTCGACCGACGATCCGATCGTTTCTTTCTCGGGAAGGGCAGACTTCACGAAAACGGTTTTTATGAACTGTTCTGTCTCTTTAGCGGAAAAGTCAAGGGGCGGTGTGTTTGGCGATTGATCGTGCTTAACAGTGCACTCAGTGGGAACCTCACCATTTAAACGATTTGCGGTAAGCCAAGTAAGAGCTTTCTGGGAACCATCATGCTTTATAACCAACGCCTTCCTATGTCTAGAAAGGGCGACGGCGCTCAAATTTGGACCGGAGGTATCTTCGCCAGTGTCGGTATCTACGAAGAGCATGGCATAATCGACCGTGGAACCTTGATATTTTCTGACCGTAGAGTCGGAGTCTAAAGAGTACCTAGGTAAGGAAGCGTAAGAGAACGTGAATTTGTTGAAGGGTTTGTCTTTGAGGTCTTCGGGCAAGGGTTCGTTGGGGCCCAAGACGTAAATGGATTTCTTTATGTCGGACATAGCCTCCATTTCGTAAGCAAAGACATCGTTTAGAAGGGCGACGGTATCAACTGGGTTCCTGAAATTCCTCATGAGGGTATGTCTGGGCAGGTCTTCTATTTCAAGGACGTCACCTATGTAAGTGCCCTCCTCTGTCCTGACCCTGGTCTGTTTGGTATCACCCACTATGAAGATATCCTCAGCTTTGTTGACGGCTATGACCATTTTTATGTACTCCATAGGAAGGGAGGTGAACTCGTCTATGAATATGGTAGAGACTCCCCTGCTCTCAAGACCTCTATGGACGGTCGCGAAATGCAAATCGTATCTCTCTCCCCAATTGTCTACAAGACCACGGTAATCGGACATGAGCTTCGTGAAAGGTGCGTAGACAAGATCGAATTGAGTGGCGAGTTGCTTGATTATGTAGGACTTGCCGCAACCGGGGCCGCCAAGGATGTAGTGAAAACGAGCAGTGTGTTCGAAGGAAGTTTTAGGCATCGCAGCTTTGGCTCTTTTCTTGACTTCTCTTAGACCAGGCGGGTCTTTATCATCATCGGCCAATTTGGCCTCCATAACCTTCACGTCATTATCAGACATGGAGATGGTGACCGAGTGATTCTTGTGTTCACATTTGACGACCTGAGAACCCAGCTTACCATCAAGTTTGGCGCAGATCGGGCAAGAGAAAAACTTTTCTTCGTAGACTTCGTCCAGGCGCAATTCGTATTCCACTGCGGCGGGATTGGACACAATTATCTGCTCCCTTTGTTTGAGATGATTATTCGGGAATAAAACTAGTTTGTCTGCCAAGTCGTTCTTCCTTATATGATGAAAGAGTGTGGAGAAAGGAACGGAAACCGCGCCAGTAAGTACGGACAAGAGGGAG